CGGTGTGGAACCGTAGGAGCCAGCCCCCGCAGAAGATATTGTGCACGAAAGATTAACTCCGCCCAGTTGTGACCCCTGCACCACATCACCCAGGCCAATTTTGATTTCTTTATCCCCGGAAGTTGTTCCGCGATAAACAGCCAGCACCGGAACACCCACTGCCGGGTATTTGAAATATGAGCCTGAGCCAGCTGTCCTGGACAGCAGGAACGCCAGCGAATCGCCGTCGTAAATAATGGGGCTTACTGTTGCATTCCAGTTGTTTCCACTCCAGCGGTAAGTCAGGCGATGAATACTGTGCTCACCTTCGTAATACTGGTTAAAACACAGCAGCGTTTTGAATTTGCGCGTTGTGTCCGACTCGTCGTTATCAAAGGGTGACCACATCACATCAATGATGCCGTTAAATTTCGTGGTGCCCGCCAGTAGTGTGGAAGAGTCCGCAATACTGACCGCATAACGCCCCGGGGTGGCCTCTTTCAGCCATTCAGCAAAATCGGCCTGTCCGTTAAATGTCAGGGCTTCGGTGCTGGTAAATGCTTGGCCGAATCCATACATGCCGGACAGCGCCAGCCTGCCAGGTGTACGATCCCGGATATCCGATTGCGCGTCTTTTACAGTTGTGTTGCCAGTTAATGGGGTAAGATCTCTCCATACAACAGGGGCTCCGTAGTCAGAGCCGCGAACGCTGGAAAGAATACGTCCGTCTCTTCCGTAAAACAGAATAAGTTTTGTTGCTGTCTGGCTGGTTTTGTCATTCTGCCAGTTGTCCAGCCAGATAAATTCGACTACACCAGTTAAATCACCTGATGACATTGATGATGTGTAATATCGACCTGGTTCTGTGTTCATGCATATCAACGCAAGCTCATCAAGATTTGTAATGCCGAGCACCATCCCCTCGTGCTCTGTCATTCCGTATCCAAATGCCCCCGGCAGCGCCAGCCTGCCTGGTGTGCGGTCGCGGATATTGCTCTGGGACTCCATCGTTGCAGCCGCTTTCAGTTCAAGTTCCGTGCGCATGGCTTCAGGTGTGTCCAGTGCCAGTAATGCGCGGGCTTTTTCTGACAGCGGAGAGAGAGAAACATTCCCGTCCTGATTAAAGTACAGAAGATTATCTGCCCGTTTCGTCAGTTCACTGATTGCCGTCAGCAAATCGTTCAGCGGTTGTTTACCCGCCAGCGCGCTAATGACCGTCGTCGAAAAGTTCGGGTCATTGCCCAGCGCCGCTGCCAGTTCGTTCAGTGTGTCCAGGGCTTCCGGTGATGAGTCAACCAGTGCGGCGAGCAGTTTGCGAACAAACGCTGCGTTCGCCATCTCCAGCCCGACCGCATCGTCTGGCGGAGTTGGTGTGGTTGGTGTGCCGGTGAACGCCGGGCTGTCCAGTGGCGCTTTTTTGTTTATTTCAGGGAAAAGATCTACCTGCCAGCTCTGTGGAGGAACGGTAATTTGCGCAGCCTGAGCAATGCCGCTGTATATAATTGTGAAATTACGAATAAGTGATTCGCCTGTTACTTTTTGTTGAACAGGCGTCTTTATTACGCCGCATAGTGTTCCGCTGGCCTGATGGATAAGGCAAATCCAGTCATAACTGAATGCACAGTCATCAGGAACAACCGCGCTACACACAATATTGTTCGGGCTTAACTGGCCGTAAGTCAGTTCATTCACAGCATATGTGATTTTTTCTTCCGGAACGGTATTATCTTCGCGCGTTGGTTCCCGCTCCATCAGGGCAAAAATAATAGCATCAGGGCGTGCAGGTAAATTACTGGCTGTGCATTCAGCAACCCACTTTTCAAATGCTTTCGTCAACAATGCGCTCATTACTTCTTAATTCTCGCTAATGTTCTGCGGTAATTCTGGCCATACAATCGCGGCATACGATGCTTTATCTGTAACCTGGCTGAATGTCATCTCCCGTAACGTTTTTGTATAAATACGGCAGGCTTTCAGTTTTTCCCTGTCTTCGTCGCTGATTAATCCCAGCAGCAGGTCTTTTTCCCATTCGCTGGTCATGATACTGGCCTGTTTTAACAGTGCATCACGCTCATCTTCCGCTTTAAGTTTGTAGTCGAAGATAAAATTGCCATCGCGGTAAAACCAGTAACCAGGCGCGGTAATACGGCGATTAGCGGTAATATCCGGAACTTCAATAACACTGGCGTTACGGGGTTCAATGCCTGTCACATCCTTACCGACCCACACCACGCGCCCGTCTCCGGTGTAAACCATTTTTATGGTGTCACTGGCAAAGTTCTTCTGTTCTTCATACCAGTTTTTGCCGTCTTCCGAAAAAAGCCAGGTGACACCATATTGTTTTGTCAGCTGATATTGTTCCGCGGTTTTCGGATTACCCGCAGTAATATTTTTTAAATGCAACATTGTTAAACACTCGCCACGTTATACCAGGTACCGTTAATCAGTTTCTGAAGCGGTCGGTAATACACGCCGCCGATGTTATCTGCCGAATTACTTCCGGTTTCCTGCACATTAATACCGGATAACCCGTGGCCTGAAGGTGAGCGAAATGTCCAGGATATCTGGTTACCTCCCGGGTTGTAATACATTTCGGAACCATAACGCACATCCTGCACGCCGCCTGTTTTGGTCTGGTAACGGGCATCAAAGTTTCCGTAGTCTGACGGTGTTACCCGTCCTGTAACGTTTACAGCTTTATTACTCTGGATACTGCCACTCTGAAAACGCAACACATGCACGCTATTGGCATAAACATCCAGCAGGCCATCACCATTCTGTTTCAGGCCGGTATCGTTATCCCCGAAAGCAATTGAGTTTCCGCCCAGTGCGTTCTGAACGCCGATACCCAGCGCACCATTGACCTGAGAACCGCCGCCAACAGACACTTTATGCGACATGGATATTTCACCCGTCCGCAGATTAATAGTGAACGGTCGAAGTGGACCAATATCGCCATTCTCGCCCTGACCTTCACTGGTAGGGATAAGGTGCAGGCACTCTTCCGAACGACGAAAAATCAGACCAAAGGCTTCGTTGAAAATCCTCAGCGCATTAACACCACGGATTTTCAGTTCCCCGGTCATGGTGTCGCCGTCACGCTCAACAGCGCCTTTTGCCTTATCCATTGCGGCTTTTACTGCCTTTGATGTGGCGGCGCGGTCTTCTGCGTCGCTGTCGGTGGAGTTGCTGTACTGCGCAAAGCCTTTCTCCTTCAGTGTTGCGTCCGGATGACGGCGGGATTTTTCGTGCTCTGCCAGTGCATTGCTTTGTTCTTCATCGGGCGTCTGTGGACGTAAATCCTGTAAGCCTTCTGATGTCAGTTTCGCAAGTGGCGCGACAAAGTGTCGGAAGCCGTTACCGTCTGTATAGGACGCATGTTCCTGGCGGGCGCAGAACGTAAAAACGGTATTCCATTCGCCGGTAACAAATCCCTGCCAGCTTGCATCAATCCAAATGGTATCCCCGACCGCAGCCGGCAGGCTGTAAGGTTCGCGCAGACTGACGCGCAGACCTCCCACATAACCCACGCCGGCGGCAACAGTAGCGGTACCATCCTGATAGCTGACCTGAAAACCATCCCCCAGAAAAGCGGCTTCACCGTAGTGATCAAACGCCAGCAGCCGGCGGGCCTCATCCATTCCTGCAAGGCGTGCAGTGAAATCAATCTGCCAGACATCAGCACTGACATCGATATGCATTGCTGCGGCTGCGCCGTCAAACTCCATGGAAAATGTGCGGATCAGGTTGTTTCCCTGTACGCCGTTCGCTGTTTTAATTTTTTGCTGACGAGGTGTGTGTGCAATCATGCAGAGCACGCCGCTTTCTTCGTTCAGCAGGCCGATCCAGTTGTATTCGAAGTCGCCGACTGTCGTGTCCAGAATGATGGAAAACGCGGTCGCGTTCGGCGACAGGAGGCCGTACTGGGTGACCGGCGCACGATACTGAATCATGGATTCATCAGGGAGTATCTCATCGCGGGGGATCTCTGCGGATTCATCCTGTCCCGGAATATATGCAAAAACAAATGTATCCGGGCGCGCAGGTTTTCCACTGATGAGCTGATTCGCACACCAGTGTTCGTACTGTTCAGTAATAATCGTGCTCATGCTTCGTCTGCCTGTAATGTGTAATGCTCCACGGACAGGCCGTAATGTCCTGCCTGTAGCGAAGCGGTTAACCAGATGGTGTCCTTTCTCACCGTTGCTTCTGCTGTGTGATACCTGTAATGGCCATCAAATGTGCCGGCTGTCAGCCGGGCAGTGGTTGTATTGATTACCTGAAAGAAATAGCGCCTGCAGGTACGACCATACTGGCGCACGAGCTGCATCATCAGCGCGTTGTTTTCACTTAACTGGGTGTCATTAATGCGCAGTAAAATAACGTCCCAGTCATGCTGCAGTTGCCGTTCCAGTGTTTTAACGTCTCCCACGCCAAGACGCTTAAAGATGCGTTCGAAGCCGGCGCGTTCGCCCGAGTCCTGAGCGTTAATAAACGCGTGTTTCACTCTTAAGCGAAATAACGAAACCGGCTCACCTTTAAATCGGGTGATATTGCGCTGATAAGCCAGCAGGTTAAGTAAAGGCTCTGCGCAGGTGTCGACATCAATCTGCTGTAGTGGCCACGTCAGCCAGCTGTATACCTTTTCCCAGTAGCGATGCGATGAATGTGCCAGCGTTAACGGCTCGCCTTTATTCATCCAGGTGGGGAGCGGGAGTTCAGGGATCTCCGGAAGTTTCACGCGCTCACCTCCACAGTAAGGGATTCCAGACGAGGAACAGCCAGATCACTGAGAATATCCGGAAGAGAAAATGTAACCGACTCCACCTGTGGAAATACCTGGTGGATCTCTTCGCCCAGTCTGGACATGCTGAAACGGCTATACGGCCATGTTTTCTGAACGTCATAATCGCTGTTTTCTCGAAATGCACAGCGAACCAGATTTTCCACATTGCGCAATAACGTCTGAATTTCCTCATCGCTGAGGTTCAGTGTTGCATATAACCAGAGTGTCACGGTCAGGGTGTGGCGTGTTTCAGGCATGGAAAAACAGCGCAGATCATCACCGTGTCCGTGATGACCTTCATCGTTAATGAATGCGTTTACTGCATCAACGAACGGTTCGGATGCGATGCCAGTATCCAGCAGAATGTAAGCATTTGCTGTGCCGGGGCCGCGTGGTGCGTCATGCAGAAAATAGATGCGGTCGGCACTGATGCCGGCAACGCCGGCAATTAATCCCCGGTAAACAGCATCTGTGTGATAAGCGCCGGCAAGATTAAACTGATTGCGAACACGATCACGCAGCTCGTCATCGCTTTCTTCGTTGGCACCCGGTGTGGTCAGCCAGTTTTCATCGTTCTCAACACCGGCAATACCATCAATCGCCACCGGAAGGATGCGGTAATATCCCGGCGCAAGGTTAAAGCCGGCTCCGGCCTGTTCCGCAGAAACATCGATGTTCATGCTGAGTGTTCCTGCCGGAATAACGGTATCCCTGACAACGGTCAGCGTATAAATCACGCCGTTAATGCGTTCTGTCTGAATCTGCGTACCGGCCGGCACGGTAACTGCGTGATCAATGTCGTTTTTGGTGAAACGAATCACGCCGGCTGCGTGCGTGGCGGCCTTGCGTTGCAGGTTTACCGCCCAGGCAAAAACATCAACGAATACACCGCTGGCATCAGCCAGAAACAGGTTTTTCATCACCACATTAACCAGCGCATCTTTCAGCCACATTACGGGTTTTGTGGTGATAGCTGTAATCAGTCGCCAGAACGGCGACATGCGGGATGTGTTGGTGATAAGCCCTTCGTCTTTGACAATGGCTTCAAATTCAGCACGTGCCTGTTCTTCGGTTACCGGCATGCCATTATCAGCCAGAATGCGCTCGTAATCTGCGGTAGGTTTGCCGTTAATCATCAAGAGATACCGTAAAAGTCAGGGGTTCAAAAAAATCTTCGGTGTGGGCGCTAATCAGCAGGCGACCAGAAAGCAGGGTTTCTTCTGTCACACTGACCGTGCCAGGTGTGATGCGCTCATCATCTTCAATCAGCAGTGTCATCTGCATCATGATGTCGGCACGAAGCGTCGGGCTTTTTTCAGCCAGCAGGCGCGTTGCCAGTCCGCTCTCAATGATGGCGTGCTGGCAGTCCTGGGCAATACTTTCCCTGTTGTTGCATAACACCGGCTCACTGGCGCTGTTCAGCGTGAGATTGCGGCCGGTGATGAGCAAATCAATGTAAAGCGGTTTATCAGTATGCATGCAGCTCCATCCACTCGTTAAGACGGGCAGGGGATGGATCCTGCACATTGACGTTGACCACACGACGGGAGTTGTCGATGGTGGTCTGGTTTTCGCTGTTGTTCTGCATCTCTGCCGCAATGCCGCCCGGTCCCGCACTGATGGCTTTGCCGCCGGTTAATACGGAGCCTTCGCCACTTCCTGTGCTTTCTGATGTGCCGATGTTAACGCCGGGGATCATGTTGAGTTTGTCCACAATCCAGCCCCATGAATCACTGAAGGACTGTTTCACCAGTTCCCAGAGGTTGCTGAAAATATTCAGTATGCCGCCCGCGAGATCCTTCAGGGCATCCAGTGGTGAATGGGTGGAAAAATAGTTAACCAGTGCATTCCAGCCATCCCTGATTGCACTCCATGCATTGCCGAACCACGCCCCCATGCTGTTAATGATGCCGGCAACCCACTGAAATGCAGCGGTATCCATCAGTGCAGCTTTGATTTCATCCCAGCGGGTAATCAGGAAATAAATGCCCACACCCAGCGCAGCCAGTGCCAGGATGATTAATGTGATGGGGCTGAAAAGTAACTGTGTTGCAATTGCGGCTCCGCTGGTGACTGCGGAATAAATCCCCATGGCAACAGAAACGGCTGATAATGCTGCTGCCTGCAGGAGCATTCCGGCACGTTGTAGGCCCATCAATAGCAGTTGTGCTCTGGCGCGAATATTCATCACTCCCATGGCGATGTTTATTGCCAGATATATTGCTCTTACCATGCGGGCGGCAGCACAGAACGCAAGCATAACCACTCTCATTGTGCGATACAGAAAAACGATTAATTTCAGTGGGGCGATGACGGCCATCCAGACCATGCGTAATCCCACCCAGATAAATTTCGCAACCCCCATTACGACATTGACCGTTGCGCCAACCGCCGCAACACCAATAAGTGCCGCGCTTAATAAGCCGATTGCGCGAGTGATGTTTGGATACAGGCGTAACCAGGCAACAAAGGATTTACCGCCTTCGTTGCTTTTCTGGATAAACGGGTACAGAACAGGCAACAACTGCGTGCCAATTTCGATGCGAATGCCGTTAATAATTGCAGCGGCCTGTTCCCATGGATCAGCCATGGCCTGCGCCATTTCGACAGCCTTATCCATACCTTTGATATTGCCCAGCGTGGCGATATTCTTTTCAAGTCCGCCAATGTCCGCATTGAGTAATTTAATCATGGCCACAGCTTCATCGGAGCCAAAGGCGCTTTTTAGCAAATCGGAATCAGCCACTTTTGACAGATCACCAAATTTACCCCTGATAAGTTTCATGATCTCGACAACACTTTTCATGGTGCCGTCTTTATTCACGAAATTAAGCCCCAGCTTTTTCTGGGCGCTACCTACTGCGGCAAGAAATGCCTTGTATTTTGTCCCGGCCTCGCTGCCACTCATGGTGGCCTGTAGTTGTCCCAGCACGGCGAACTGTTCAGCCGCATCAATACCGGCCGCTTTTGCACTAGCCCCCAGCGTGGTGAACGCCGCTGACATGTTATCGCCGGTTGTTTTAAACATTTGCACGGCGGTGGCGGTTTGCCCGGCGACCTGCTCCACCCATTTACTTTTTCCCATGGCATCAGCCTGGTCTTTAAAGATGCCGTACATGGTGCCCATGTAGGCGGTAATGGTCTGGCTGCTGGATTTGGTTGCTGCTGCCACCGTTGCTGATGCGGTGGTGAAGCGGGACAGCTCATCGTCAGTTAACCCGGCAATGGCTGACTGGATGTCGTAAGAAGCACGCACAAAATCCTGCGCAGCCCCGCCGTATTCCATAGTGAAATCAACGGCGGCGCGGCTGAGTTTACGCAATCCGGACTCTGCGACGCCCAGTGATTTCACCTCACCGAGCGCCCTGTCCATTTCAATGGCTGGCATCAGTGCCCCCTGAATGGCTGCACCCACTCCCCAGAGCGCAGCGCCTCCGGTAGCAATGTCCCGAAAGGCTCCCCGACTTGTTGCAGCAAATCCCTGAACCTGTCGCCCGGCTGCACGCAACGGCCTTGTCAGGCGATCTGTCAGTTCAAGAAGTAATTCAAGGCGCTGTTGTGACATTACGATCCCTTAAAAGCACGGATAATGCCGTTATTGACGGCGATGCTCATATTTTCCCAGTAGTGGTTATCCAGCCAGACGGCGGCAGCCAGTGACTGCGGCGAGTCATCCTCGCCGGGCAGCCAGTGGCGGCGCAGAATCAGCATCCGGGTCAGGTCATTGCGATCAATGGCCCCCAGATGGCTTTTTATTTTTTTACGGTGATTTCCACTTCCGGCACAAACTCGTTATTCACGGCTGTTGCCAGGCTGGCCGGCATTCCTGGTTTTTCCAGCAACTGGTTCAGCAGATCGCGGTGCTCTTTAATCACGATACGGCGCAGGTAGTTTTTCAGCGGCGCGATTTTGTTATCCGGCATGAAGTCGTTCTGCAGGTCGTTGTAGGCTTTTACGGTCGGGATAAACGTCAGTTCATGCTCGCCGACCTGTAAAGTGATGGTGTTCTCTGCGGTAGTCTGTGTGTTTTTATCGTTCATCATCATTTCCTTTTAAAGTCAAGAATAAGAGGGCTTAATAAGCCTGCAGGAAGGCTTATTAAGCGTAAAATCAGCGCACGCCGTCGTGCTCAAGGCTGAAATGATTGCCATCCGGTCGGTTTTTAAAACGACCGCCCCATGCGCCACCAAGGGATTCCCAGTACTCGCCCAGCTCACGGTAGGCCTCTGTGCGGGTCTGATATTCACCGTTAATAAACAGATTAAAATCCACGGCCAGCCGCTGGCAGTGCAGGCTGTTGGCAATGCCGGATCCCTTTTGTGCGTTGAGTTTTGCCTGTTCTGGCGTGCGGTACGCCTCACCGAACGTCAGGCCATAACCGCGCTGATGGGCAAACTGGATGAGTTTTCCGATCATGACGGTAAATTGTTGTTGCTTATCGGAGAGTTTCATTTTTACTCCTTATGAGGTTGCTGAGGTTTGCGCAGCCAGTACCACAGTGCCCGGATAATTTTCCAGGCAATGGCGGCAGCTTTTTGTTCCCTGCGGGACAGCATTGCTGTTACTCCTCTTTGTTCTCTTTCTCGCCCAGCTTCCGGCGCATATGACGCAGGAAGATTTCAACAATCTGGTAACCGGCAACGCCCATTGCGGTGCCTGCGCCGGCAATGGCCAGTGGGTCAAGGTTCGGGTAGCGAACCAGCAGGGCAGCGGCAGAAACACCCAGCGCGCTCCCCAGCAGGGTTCGGCCCACAAACAACCGCAACGTAATCGGCTCTGCGCCAGCCAGCACCCGACTTGCGGCAGCGATTCCGCCCAGAATACCCAGAGTGATAATGGTGCGCTCATGCTCCTGCATGGTTCACCCCATCAGTCCGCGCACGTCGTTCTCTGAGAGAACGGGCACGCCGTTGATACGCACAAAGTCAGGGCTTGCCACCACGTACTTGATTTTGTGCGTGGTCAGATCTGCGCTCTCGGTGTCAATGCTTAACAGGCCGGAAAGCATCAGCTCACAACCGAAGGCTTCAACGCGGATTTCTTCGGTTCCCGTGTTGGCGTAAAACACAAAATCCATTGGCGGCAGGTCACGCCACGATCCCTCCTGAGCAGCCACTTCCCCGAGCTGGTTAAAGCTGCGGGTACTCATTTCGATTTCACCTTCGGCACTGACAGGGCCGCGCAGTTTGCCGTCAGGGATGCCACGGGTTTTGGCAACGGCGCTTTCATCGCTGATGTCCAGTGAGATGCTTTTCACATGGATATCCGTTCCACCGATAAAAGTGTCAAACGCCATGCCGTTAATGCGGGTCGTCATGCGTTTTCCTCCAGAGATTTATCCAGCTGAATGCCCACTTTGATGGTTTTAGGGCAGGCGTAAGGGCGGACGACAATGCTGATGCTGACCGTCTTTTCGTCCTGCCAGGTGATAACCACGTCGCCTTTCCGGGGCGATTTCACTTCGCCCGGAAACGTGATGCCGTTAATTTGCATGGATTTCGCCATGGCACGCAGTGGGCGGGCAAACAGCGTTTCATGTGCGGCAATGCTGCCCGGCGTGCTGTTCAGCGAGCGGTCGGCAATCTTGGGGATGGCCATCAGCCGCACGCGGCGCGCCACCTTATCAGCAATGCGGACATGCTCAATGACGTTGTAGTCCCCGCCTTCCACCTCAAGTGTTACACCGTCAGCCCAGTAAAGGCCGTCATAGTCGGCATACCACATGGGCACGCTGTAGCGGGCGGTTGCCAGCGCCTGCAGAGTGTCGAGATCAATTGCCTGCCCTGTGCTGTCTTTCGGGCGTTCTGTGGTTTTCAGTGCGGACAGGGGCCCGGTTGCCACACGTGCCGGACTGTCAGCAATGGTGACGGCGCTGTTACACAGGCGACCGGCAAGAACGCCCGGTTCAAATCCAAAAATCTCCGGAACCAGCATGACCTGCGGGGCTGCAATGCCTTTCTGTAGTGCGGTCAGTTCGGCAACGTATTCCGCCCAGGTTTTACTGTTGTCGTTGGCGGCGATGGTCAGGATGAACCAGATGCGGCGCTGATATTTATTGATGATGGTCTGACGTAACGCCTGTATGGCGTTGATGTCATCCTTCGTGCTGACCGGCTCGGTGATCACCACGCCTTCAACTGAAACAGTTTCCTGAGCCGCCAGTATGGCGTTCTGCCATACCTGGCAGGCTGGCGTTGCTTCTTTGCCTTTGCCGGCTTCCGGCAGAACGGCAACATAGAAAAAGGCATTCTGTCCGGCATTGGTCAGTGCAGACTGAAGGAAGTTCTTCAGCGGGCTGGCGTTCTTTCCCAGTAGCTCATCCAGATCGCTGTTGGCATTAACCGGCAGAACCTCACCTTTGTTGTTTTGTGCATTGCCCACAAACAGCAGCGTATTTTCCACGCCGTCCGGTGAACTGCTGAATGTGTTGTACTGTTCAATCGTGACAGATGGCCATGTCATGGTTTGTCTCCTGATTTTGTTATCTCGTGCCGCCGTAATGCAGGCTACGCAGCTGCGCTTCCAGAATGCGGGCAAATTCAGCATCGCTGGCTCCCAGAAATGCGCGGGAGGGGATTTTGATTTCCCATACACGTTTTTTCTGCTCGCCTTTCAGAATGCTGATCACCAGTCCGGCCTGCGCCATACTCATGTTTTCCATAATCCATTTCAGGGAAGGTTTTCTGCGCCCCCTGCGCCCGGTCTTTTTGCTGACTGCGCCGACGGGGGCGCGAAAGCCCAGAGAAAGAAGGCGTTCTGCCTGCCGTCGTGTGGCGGGACGGGTGCGCATGGCTTCGCTGTCCCGGCGCTTTGTGGCGCGGCCTTTGATGGTTGCGCCGTGCTGTTGCACCCACGCGACCGCCCCACCATGAGAGCCGGTGTTGTAAGCCCCTTTTTTGAAGAAAAGGCGGACACTTTTCCCGCTGCCGTCAACCCTGATGGCCAGCAGTTTCGGCAGTCCCAGCAGCATTTTGTTTTTATACCTGCCGCTGGCTTTATCCGGTCTTTTTCGTGGTGCCCAGGCTGCCCCCTCCGGTGTTCGCTGTGCTTTCACATTGCGTCGTGCAGCCGGTATCAGGCCGTATTTCGCAATGCGAACCAGCAGCTTTCTGGCCTTTGCCGGCGGAAGTTCTGCCTCTCTGATGGCGCGACGAACCTGCCGGAGTTGTGACTCGTTAATCACTGGGCGCGTCATGGCATCACCTGACAGTGAAGCTGATGCGCCTGAGCCACCCAGATTTCAGGCTTTTCCAGCTGGTAACGTTTCCCGCCTCTGGGGATGGGGCCGTTTTCGTCCTCAACCAGGGTGATGGGATCAACCAGCGGCAGACTGATTTCCAGCCATGCCACTTCATTTTCATCATCCACTTCGACGTCAACGGCTGGCGCATCCGGTGCCAGGCGCTGGCGCAGGTCGCCGCCGTTGTCTGCCAGCCAGGCTTCAACCAGAGAAAACACCAAATCCGGATTGAGCTGACGATAGGGCCATGCGTCCCATCGCAGAAAAGCCGTATATTTTCGGACCTGCGTACATAACTGCCCGTGCCCCAGCGACTTCGTAAACGGAACGAGCGTGATGTCGTCCATGTCACTGGTGAACGGAATGCGTGCGCGTGCCGGCAGATTGTTTTCAATGAATGCCGTCAGGCTGGCGAGTTGCGTCATACCATTTCCTTAATCAATCAGCGCGATGGATGCACGCGGTCGGCCCAGCAGCGCCCGCACCGCCATGGCCGCTTCAGCCAGCAACGTCCGGCGGCTTTCGCTGGCTTCTGATGATGGCTGCGCCTCGCGCCGCCCCACGCTGGCAGATTCCGGCAAAAGATCGGCCTTTGCGCGGGCATACACAGCCTTGGTGTACAGTGCTGTAATGTGGTTCTGCATCCGTTCAGGTTGTGCATCCGTATTGCGCGGCTCTGGTTGCAACACGGTGTAACCCGGAATATCGGCGGCCCGGATGTGGCCCTGTTCCTGCCAGTATTCACGGCGTGCAGCCAGTTCAGTGTTAATCTCTGTTACCGCGCAAAGCAGTGCCGTCAGCACCGTTTCGTGTGACGTGACGGCGGGGATGCTGCGGCTCTTTTCAAAATCGCCGGCATCAATATCCGGCCAGAATCCATCGTTCTGAATAATGGCCTGCTGATAGTGAATGCTTTTCCCGTCAAACATGCTCACTCCGGGGAAAGGCGGGCTGACCGGTTTCCGCAGTGTGCTGATGGCTTTTGCCGGCACACCTCCACCGCGCCCGCCCGGTTGTTGGGAGTCGTTTACGTGCCCTGCAACGCGCGCAGTCTTGCGGCAATGCGCTGGCGCAGGGTTTTCACCTGAATTTTTGGATGCAGCCAGGCAGCCCGTTCCAGACACTGGTCGGCCTGTTGCAGTCTCTCCGGATCGTTAATTGCACTGGCCAGCGGTTTACCGTCATCGCCGCGCAGCAGCAGGACGCCTGCAAAGCGCCAGTAGCGGGCAGCAAGGCGTTCATTCACGCGCCATTTGTCACGGATTTTTTCAAACACCTGCTGAAAATATGGCGCGATACTGTTCCCACGTTCAGCTTCGGTTTCTGCCCATTCAAGAATGAAATGGGCCACAAACGTTGGCAGCTCGCTTTTGAAGTTCTCCGGCGTCTTTTGCCCCTGCTCAATGGCAATGTCAGCCCACCGCAGCGCCATCTCAAACTGCCCGGTATCGAACAGCCAGATGATGCAGTACACCAGAATGGGATTCTGATAGACGCGTTCCCCCTCCAGATAAGCCTGTGCGTGTGGCAGCCAGCGGGGCAGCAGCGTGTTCCGTTTGAATTCCAGCTTGTCAGACAGCAGCTCCATGTTGTGCAGTTGTCTGATGTCGTTATCCAGTGCCAGCAGCTTAATGTGCTGACTCTCTGTGCTGATGGCGCTCCCGTCCGTTCTGGTCATGAGCGCCGCACGGCGCTCATCCATCTGTCGGGCACGTTGTCGCTGCATTGGCGTTGGCATACCGTGCGCTCCGTTTATCAGGCGATGGTGACCGCAGACTCATCTACGGCAGCATATAAATCCGGATCGCCCAGGGCGTACCCCTCGTAACGCCAGTATGAGTTTTCGAACTGTTTGCGATCGCCCACATCTTCTGCCTTGCGGCGGCGGGAGCCTTTCAGCGTCAGGATCTGCAGGTTTGGCAGCATGGTCACCACCATACGTTTGCCCGGCATAAACGGCGGAATGATGGCCTTGCGGCCTGCAATGTTCTTTGTCAGCAACTGTGCGGCCACTTTTTCGGTAGGCTTATCCTCTTTGTTGTAGAGGCGTAGTTCTTCAGCAGCCACAAGGTCTGCGCCGACCAGTACGGTAAGTCGTGGGTCGTTGTGATACTGTGCCGGGATGTAAGTGCGGATCAGGTCTGAGGCCATGGCATCAAGACCGACATAATCGCCGCCTTCGCCCAGGGTAACGGCGTCTGTCAGAATACGGGAGGTATTGCCGGGCTGTTCTCCCCACTTTTTGGCGATTTCATGCCAGCCGATGTTGACGTCTTCGCCGTTCGGGTGACTTTCCGGGTCAGAGTTTTCCGCTGCTGTTTTACCGTTAAAGCCAATGCGCAGCATATCCAGCGCAAAGTTGGTGACGGCGGCGGAGTTCATCAGGTTGAAAAATTCCTGCGGGCTGCCGGCATTCGCCCAGATGGCGAGTTGTTCCCAGGTGATCACGCAGCAGGAATCAGTTTCAACGAGTTTAAATTCGTTGCCTTTGATGCCCGAACCTTTAGCGAAACGACCGCTTTTCACGCGACCGGTGCGCAGTGTGGATTCGCCCACGGCGACGACCTGCCCCTGCGGGTGCGGAACGTCCATGCAGGTGATGAAACTCAGAAACTCCGTGCTTTCCAGCAGGGCTTTACGCAGAGCAATACTGCGTGGCTCGGTCAGCGAAAAGAAACGATCGCTTGATTTCCCGCAGTCACTGAATGTTTTTTGCAGTTCGCTGATGTACTGATTAACCAGCTTTTGTGCTTCTGGTGTCATGTTCATTGCGTTCTCTCCGGTTACACCAGGTTAAAAGTTTCGCCACCGGCCGGATTGTTGCCCGGCAGCTTCGTGGCGTCCTTGCTGAGTTCAGCAAATGCGGTTTCCATACTGGTAACCTTCTCCGCGATGGCGTTCACTGTGGAGAACAGCTTTTCGCCCTGCTCGGTGGTCAGCGTGAAGGTTTTGTCGTCCTTGTTGTTCTGTTCTGCGTTGTCCTGCCCCTGAACGCCGGTGCTGCCTTCCGGCTTGTTATCACCGGTATCTTTCGAGGCATCCTTCGCGCTGAACTGCGCGACGTTTTTTTCCAGCTCGTCCAGGCGTTCACTGGTTTTATTAATGGCACCCATTAACTGGCTGAACTGTTCTTCGTTCATGGCTTGGTAAATTCCCTGTTGGTGATTGTCAGATGAGAAGAAGCGGGAGAAGAAGTTGCGTTTGGCCTGCTCATCATCAGGCTGCAGCGTAAAATTCAGCGCCTCTGCGTTGCCCATATGGATGGCTTCCCCCATGGAAAACTGCAGGCGTGTAGTGTTAATGCTGGCTGGGGTATCCGTCACGGCGATACCGGACACAAAGAATTTGCCCGTGCCCAGATAGTTTTCCCGCACTTCAATGGAGGTAAAAAGTTTCTGCCCGGCCTTATTGGCTTCAATCAGGAAGCGATTTGGGATCAGGCGTGCTTTAAGCTGCACCTTTTCACCAAATTTTTCGACTTTCAGGGCATCAACAATGCCGTAGTTATTGGTGAAGGCACGCCATCCGGAATCGGCGTGATATGGCCAGAGCATGGCGGCTCGCTCGTCCGGGTTGTAAACCTCGGCGGCATCCGTCAGCCACTTCGGTTCAATTTCCCGACCGTCGATGGTGGGGCCTGATGTGGCAACCACAACCCAGTCTGTTTTCTGCTTCGTCATCTGAATTAATCCGCTGATAAAAATTAAACTGGCGTTATTTAACGGAGAAATGAAAACGTCGTCATCTGATTAATTTCCGGTACTTTCGGATATGCGCATATATCCGAAAAATACCGAAAAGCGATATTCGTTTTTAAAAAAGCCTTTGCTGAAAATGCATAAATTAAAATTGCATCAGCAGGTGAGGTTTATTTATGGCGTATTCTGATGAGGTGATTGCTGCTGCAAAATCGCTCTATCTGAAAAGGCACACACCAAAAGAAATACAAAAGAAACTCGGACTGAACAGCCCGCGAATTGTTTATTACTGGGCGACAAAGTTTGAGTGGTACACGCAGCTCAATACGGAAGGTGTGGAGGATGTTATCGCCCGGCGTCTCGCTGTACTGGCGGAGCGTGACCATAAAACGCCGGAAGAACACGATGAACTCGACCGCCTGATTGGTCATCACGTCAAACTAATGTCGGTCAGAAACAAGCACACGGAACGAATGGCTGAGATTGCGCGAATGGGAGTGGACATCCCCCAGCCTGGCCGTTATGGAAAAGAAGAACGCGGAGAAAAAGGTGCAGGTAAGAAAGAGCGTCCCCGCAAAACTAATGACGTTTCCGGACTGACTGCTGAAAGTTTTGAGCCGTTTACGAAAAAGTTGTTTGCTTATCAGTTGCATCTGCGTGAAAACAAATTCCGCCGTGTACGCAACCTGCTTAAATCCCGCCAGATTGGGGCGACGTATTACTTCGCGTTTGAGGCATTTGAAGATGCAGTATTAACCGGCGACACACAGATATTTTTATCGGCATCAAAACGTCAGGCCGAAGTGTTCCGTACTTATATTGTAAAAATTGCACAAACAGAGTTTGGCATTCCCATTAAAGGCAATCCGGTTAAGTTAAGTAATCTGGCTGAACTGTATTTTCTGGCGACCAACAGTAACACAGCGCAGTCAAACAGCGGCCACCTGTATATTGATGAATACCTGTGGATCCCCGGTTTTCGCCGTCTCAATGAAGTGGCATCAGGGATGGCCACCCATAAACACTGGCGCATTACCTATTTCTCCACGCCGTCATCCAAAACACACCAGGGTTACCCGTTCTGGTCTGGCGATGAATGGCGCAAAGGCGATCCGAAACGAAAAGGGGTTGAGTTTCCGTCCTTTGATGAGCTGCGCGATGGTGGGCGTGAATGTCCGGATGGTCAGTGGCGCTATGTGGTTACGCTGGAAGATGCCATTGCCGGCGGCTTTAACCTTGCTGACATCAACGAACTGCGCGAGCGATACAACGAAACAGCGTTCAATATGCTGTTTATGTGTGTGTTTGTGGATGACAAAGAGAGCGTCTTTAAATTCGATGATCTTGTGCGTTGTGGTGTTGATGTCAGTACGTGGGAGGATTTTCACCCGGAAGAGCCCATGCCATTTGGTAACCGTGAGGTTTGGGGCGGCTTTGACCCTGCGCGCTCCGGCGATAACGCCACATTTGTTGTGCTGGCACCGCCGCTGGTTGCGGCAGAACGATTCCGCGTGCTGGAAAAACACCACTGGCGCAGCATGTCATTCCAGTTTATGGCAGAGCGTATCCGCAGCATTAAGGCACGCTATAACATGACGTTTATCGGCATTGACGTCACCGGTCTTGGCTACGGTGTCTTTGAGCTGGTTCAGGGATTTGCCCGCCGTGAAACAGTGGCCATTCATTACAGCGTGGAATCCAAAAACCGCCTGGTGATGAAGATGCTGGATCTGATTTACGCCAACCGTATTGAGTGGGATGAGGAAGCTACGGATATTCCGGCATCGTTCCTGGCCATTCGTCAGGAATCCACCAACAGTGGCAATAAAGTTACTTTTACCGCCGAACGTAGCGAAGAAACCGGGCACGCTGACATCTTCTTTGCCATAGCTCATGCCGCAAGTAATGAACCCCTGAACTATAAGCACAAGCGCAAATCAACATGGATCCTGTCAGATGAGTAAAAAGAAAAAATACCCCGTGTTACACGATGGCGTGGCAAAAAAAACAGCCAGCAAAATGACGTTTATTGAATTTGGTGACCCGGAGCCGGTCGCTGCATGGGGCTGTTATTACGGCTCGCTCTGGGATGGCTATAACGGCTGGTACACGCCGCCAATTGAGCGCATGGATCTCGCCATGTTGTCCAATATCGCACCGTATCACGGCGCGGTATTGCGTGCGCGCGTCAATATGATCATGCAGGGTTTTCGGGGTGGTGGTGGTATGACACACGCCGCCATGGCGGCAGCAGTAACCAATCTGCTGATATTCGGGGATATGGGGTTGCTTAAAGTGCGCAATGGCTTCGGTCGAGTGGTGCGCCTGCATACGTTACCTTCTCTGTACCTGCGGCGTAACAACGAGGGGGGCACGGTGATTGTGCAGGCAGCACTGGAAGATCTCGTTTATCAGCCAGGCGAAGTGGTGTTCGTGGCCATTTATGACCCACAACAGCAGGTTTACGGTGTCCCGGATTATATTCACGGGATGGAATCCGCCATGCTGAATGTGGATGCCACCCGCTTTCGCCGCAAGTATTACAAGAACGGCGCACATCTTGGTTATATCCTGTATTCCACTGACCCGGACATGGATCCCGAGCTCGAGGCGGAATTCCGTAAAAAGATAGAGGCGTCAAAAGGGGCGGGCAATTTTAAATCCATGTTTATCAATATACCGGGCGGAGACAAAGAAGGCGTTAAGGTGATCCCTATCGGGGATTCAGGTACAAAAGATGAGTTCCTGAATATAAAAACCATCAGTGCCCAGGATCAGCTCGTTGCGCACCGTTTCCCACCCGGACTTGCCGGCATCATTCCCGCAAATACGGCCGGGCTTGGTGACCCACTGAAATCCCGCGAGGCATATTACAGGGACGAGGTTATTCCGATGCGCCGCCTGATCATGGAGGGAATCAACAGTGACCCGGATATCAGGCGACTGGGGGAGGTGAAATTTATTCTTGAATTTGATGAGCCCCCGGAGTGATGTGCGACATGCGAAAAGAGCAGGTAAAATCAGCAGCAGGAAAACGCTGCTCCGGGAGGTGGAAAATGCGCAGACAAAAAGCGCGATGTTTTTGCTGTGGTGAACGCGCAGTGATTGAGAAGACCTTCTGGAAAGATGATCGCTTTGCAGATGTTTATTACCGTTGCACCCGTCTCGAGTGTGGGCACACCTGGGTGATGAACCTGACCTACTCGCACACACTGGTGCCCAGCGGGCTGGAGAATGGCGTGTTAAAGCTGTTGATTGAACGAATGCGCCCGGAAGAAAAACAGATGGCGCTGGAGTTGTTGCAGGCCGGATAGCTGACGCGCTTCGCTTGTCCAACCCGGAACGGGCGCACAAAGAATTTGCGCACCCGTTCCGGGTTTTCTTATTCAATGGCAGACAACTGATAATTTGTGTCTTCCTGCAGGCTGGTTAAAGAAATATTATCCAGTGCAGCCAGAATAACGTGCTGTGTATATAATCCGGAACATTTCATTGCCCGGACAATATCACCAACACTGTAATTTTCTTTTGTTGGGATATATCCACCACCCGGGCCGCGTGTGGCTTTTACCAGGCTACTTTCCCGTAAATATCTGAATATTTGCTCCAGATATGACAGTGAAACGGTTTCTTTGCTTAATTGCCGGAGCGAGATTGGCTTTCCGGTGTACTGTTTCACAAATTTAATCATTACCATAACTGCAACTGATGCACGCTGGCTTCCGGAATTATCTTTCATCATGATTACTTCCATTAATGGCATAAATTGATGGAGCGGGTCAGTGAATAAAGAGGCAATACATTCCATCCCTTAGAGCGCCAGCTGTCTGCAACATCTTTACTTCTTGTTATCGCCGGTATTCCAATAGGATTATTTGCGTGCATCCATGCCACTGGCTCTGCTTCCAGTGATGCAAGTGCGATTTCCAGTGCGATTAACATATTGTGATCGTCTTCATCAAGACCGAACGGGATGTCTTCGCGCCACGATTTAAACTCTGTGATTTTACGTTGTAACCATTCTTTGGTAATGGTGGACATAGTTACTCCTGTTTTCACTTCGGGAAAAACGCCTGAATATTCTTTTTCACCTGCTGCATATGGGAGGCGCTGTCTGCTGCTGGTTGCGCAGGTTTTTCAGGCTGTACTGGTAGCGGTGGCATCCGTATTTCGTCTTCTGACCATTCTGCCAGCGAATACGCCAACGCGGGGGTGCGTTTTATAAGAGCCAGTCCAGCCAGAAAAGCCGCGCGTTGTGCGCGGCTGCGTTCGGAGGCTGGCAGGCTGTCGAGGTAACTGCACGCCTCCCGTTCGCTCTTGACGACGGCGGGCTTCAGATAGAAACTTATCCGTCTGGTTGGTGTCGTCATTGATTTACTCCTTGTCCATTGCGTACAGCCCATTAACCAGAGCAAACTGTGGCACCCCGTCCGCGATGAAAGTCGCATTAACTCCGCAGGCTTCGCGGATAGCGGGTGCCACAATCTCCGCTCCTCCACCTACAACCATCACCCGCCCGTAACCCGAAAAACCCGCCAGCGCGCGGATCACGCGTTGTTTCAGTGTTTCCTCCTTTTCACGAATAACTGCCATCAGGCTGGCGTAATGTGCGTTATTGTGGATGTGCTGGCGCAGCCAGGCTTCATCGTGGCGATGTTCGATAATGGTATTAGCGATGTGGTGACTGGTACGCATACCGTTGGTGGCCATCACCGACAGCACGGCATCGGCCATCAGAGAAACGCCTACGTGTGGATCGCAAAACACCTGGCTGATACCTGCCAGTTGTCCCTGAACCTTTGCCACATCCAGCGTGGTTCCGCCCAAATCCACAATCAGCAGGGATTCAAACTGACTCATGTCAGCCAGTGCCTTAAAGCCAGCCGGAATGGATTCAGGCATAACCCGTACGTTGCGGATAGTGAATGCCTCACTGTTCTGATACTCCACCGGGCGCATAACGTTCGCTTTTTTGCGGTTGATGTTGGTCATATCCGGCTGGGCGTTTGTGTCGAAATACTCGCTCAGTGGCAGGGTGACAACCACATCCACTTCCTGTGGTGTGATACCTGATTTGACCAGCGCGTGATGAATGGCAATGACATTCACATCGCTGTACTGGTATTGCGTGTCGGTCGTCTGGACAAAGCGATCGCTGACCGGATCAAAACCATAGCGCACGCCATCAAGCATGTAGTTTGCGGGCTGCGTGCCACCGAACGGCGCAGACCATTCCGACTTGAAGCTGTTCGGGCTGATGGCGTTGCGGCGTTCGCCGTTCTCAGTCCATGCCAGCTTGATGTTGGTGGAGCCGTCGTCGATACAAATTTTCATGTCGATTTTCCTTATGTTGGTTAATTAACCGTTTACGGGATTCTGAAATCCCGCTTTCGCCTGTTTTGTGCGCGCTTCATATATCGCGGCGCGTTTTTTGCTCATTTACGGGATTTGTAAATCCCGTTTTTGTCTGTTTTTTGTTTCCACTGGTCAGGCCACCCCGCAGCAGGTTTGCTTTGCGGCGGGCGCGTTCAGTGGTTTCACTGATTCTCTGTGCGTGCTCTGCGTCACGGATGGCGCGCAGCATGTCAGAAAGCACGGTAACGGGTGTTTTCATGGTGTTCTGGTCTTGCTGAAGTGTGGATGCCAGGCGTGCGGCGGCTTCGGGGTCTGATGCCCCCAGCTGTTCCAGATAGCTGGCGACCGGGTTATGACGGATCTCCGTGCTGCTTACGCCGTGATTGCGGCTCAGGCGCTGCCAGAGCTGCGTGATTCGGCTGTCCGGGCGGGTATCCGGTTTGCGTACAATTTCAAATCCCTGCGGTGCAATGATGCTGCCGTCAACGTACAGGCTGCCGCCCCGTAACAGGTGCTGCATCTGCTGTTCACCGATATGCAGGCCGAGAGATTCAGCAGACTCCCGCCATTCTTTAGCGAGTAACTCGTGGTTATCAGGCAAAGGCTGTGGCTGTTTGCGGCTCTGTGTCCAGTTCTGCATTTCATCGCTGCTGTTTTTTGCCTGTTTGTCACGAAGCGAACGCATCAGCGCCCGGCGTTCGTGCCGTTTCAGTGAGCGCATCCATTCATTTACTTCAACGCCGTCAGGAAGCTGCGGCCACGGTGCTGGCCGTTCTTCCGGCTGTTCTGTCCCGTTGTTGTCCGTTTCCTGTACACGGGGACAGTTATTGCCACGAGTCCAAGGGGCGGCAGGGCCGCCCTGAAGGTCAAAACCATTTTCGCGGGCGCTGTCTTTCGCTTCCGGTTTGCGTCTTACCAGCTTCCAGTTATCCTGATGCGTGCACACACGGGAGGATTCCCCGATGAGTGGCGACCAGATCCCGTAAATCTGTACACTCTGTTCGCCGTAATCGTTCAGCTCATCGGCGAGGTCGTAGGCGGTGCGAATCAGGTAGTCTTTGCGTGGAACAAGTACGCCGCCCTGTTTTTCAATGTAGGTGGCAAAACACCCGGCATCAGCGGCAGCAAGAACCGCATCCATTGCGTCATCCTTCAGCCGTTGCGGGCCTTCCGGGTTGCGTGCCATCTGGCTGGCAAGGCGGCGGAGTTCACGCCACACCTGACGGGAGGGAATGCCAAAGAACTGGAACTGGCGGACCCGGTGAAGGCGCGCCCAGCCGATGGCGCGCTCCACGCTCTCGGCCATTGATTTACCTGTTTCGTGGTCAACGCGTGGCTTGCCCGTTTTCGGGTCGATGCCATCCACGGCACGGCTGTCCAGGTTTTTCCCGATGTAGGTGGCGATGTAGCTGGTCGGTGTGCCTTTTGAGCCGTCGACGTGCTCCGCCTTAAAGCGTGGGGTAATATCATCACCCAGCTCGTGACGATCTTCCTGAATGGCAATATCGCGGGTGTGGGACACAATGGTGTCGATTTCTTCCGGATGAGCAAAGACCATCATATGCCAGTGCACGGTGCCGTCATGGTGAGGCTCCACCGTGCGGATGCCATACCAGCGCAGGCCGTCGCGGTTCAGTTTCTTGCGGACCGCCGCAAAAAACGTGTTAACCAGGTAATCGCTGGAGTCGCGCATGGTGGCCCCGTTCCATTTGGGATTCGGATGACCGTTCTCTGTTGTGGCGTGGTATTTTGACGGGCAGGTGACAGTCAGAAACACCGCTTTGTCGCCACGGGCTTCGGCCAGAAGCTCCAGCCCCTTCATGGTGGCCATCATTTCTGCCTTACGGTGAACCGGGTTACTTACTCCCGCGTAATACACTGTCTCGAGATCAATCGTGAACCCGTCTTCGTTTTCCAGCATGAAACTTTTCAGGAAATCGCGTGTTTTCTCGCGCTGTGCGCGAAACTCGCTTAACGCGTCCTGGCTCAGATAGGGAGATGTTTTTCTGGAAACCAGACAGGCGGCGCGGAGTTGTTCTTCCCGCCACTCGCAACGTAACAGCCACAGTTTGCGTTTCCACCATTCTGCACAGGTCAGGCGAAGGATTGCGCCCGGCAGCAGCTCCGTGTCCGGTTCGTTCCTCCGGTCTTTGTCTGTTGTCAGTGCGTCATAATGTGGAGGCATGGCGTGCAGGTGTAACGCCATGCGGGCCAGCATCTGATACGCCTTCAGGGTTACATCCATGGTCAGCTCGCCATCGGTCGCGCCAAAGCCATCGCAGAGTTTTTCGAAGGTGCTGCTGAACATCGCCGCCGTCATGGCGGCCAGCGTCTGTATCTGGTGTTTGTTGAGCTGCGGCAGGTAAAGCAAATCATCCAGGTGTTCGCGTCCGGCAAGGGAGCGATAACCCGGTGTCAGCCAGCGGTGGTCGGTGCGATCCAGACGTTCGAATATTTTGCGCAGGGTTCCGCGCGCGTAGCGTTCAGCCTGCCAGCTCTTTTTGCCTTTCCGGCGATCAGCTTCCTGTTTTTTGCGCAGGAAGGAGAGGTGGCGAATAAGCGGATCGCGCAGATAGGACGGCAGCAGGCGGAGCGAGGCCATGGCTTCATCCACCGCGCCGCGTGCCTGTTTTCTGGCGTCTCCTGCCAGTGTGATGGTTTTGTCCTGTTTTTCCTGTGCGTCCAGGCTTTTATTAATCAGGTTGCCCAGCGGCGTGGCGGAGAACGCCGCATCAGCCATTTCCTGGCGGCGCTCGTTCTCTGCCCGGTAGGCATCCAGCCAGGAGGAAAGCGCGGATTCAGGTGCGGGGATCCCCGTTCCTTCACGCCCTACTGCGTGGCGCGGTTGTTGCCAGTCCCTGATGAACTCTGTCGTCATAGTGATTTACTTCGTCATGCCATTCAGGGTGTCGCGGCAGACGGCAGCCAGCCGCTGAATTTCCAGCACGGTGTCTTCTGTGTCGGCATGGCGATGTGTGATGCGGATGCTGTCGGCAATCACATCGACGATTGCAGAGGATGGGCGCTGGTAAATGCCAATAACGGACGGGGTGCCACCTTCAATGCGGTAAAGCCTGTAATTTCCCTCGTGGCTGTCAATCATGTAGCGACCATCAATAACAATCTTTCCGTCAGCGAGCTGCGGTACAGGCAGGGATTTCAGGTACATGTCATAACGTTCACGTACGCGAACGGCAAGATCACGCTCTGTGTTGAGCAGGTATTCAAGAAAGTCGTTGGCGAGAATCATTGCGGCAATCCTCTTGTTACAGATGTGCGAAGGCCTCCCGCCGCAAGGTGCAGGAAAGGCCCGGAACAGGAATTAATGGAGTTTGTTTTGCTGCTGGATGAGCTGCTGAAGCTCGCGCAGATCATCCGCCAGATAACTGAAAACAGCGGATGAGTAGAGGTTTGAAAGTTCGCAGCTACGCTCATGCAGCATATTGATGTGCATGATTTTAGCGACGCGGAATGCGCGGGAAAGTCTGCGGTTGATTTCAGTCTGGATGTGACGACGCTCCGCGATAGCGCGGAGCTGTTTGCGGTTTGCCATGGAGTGGCCTCTTTGGTTGTAAGTTTTGAAAACTCACCATCCAGAGCTGCGAAACTGTGGGTGGCGAGACGTACGGGGTTCGCAGTACCGGCAACCAAAGAACCCGGCCCGACCGAAGTCGGCCCCGTACGCCCCGCCATAATTCGTGTGCGAAAAAGACGTGGCAATACAGTACGCACAAAAAAACCGCTGGCGCGGTTGTGCGCTTTGGTTGTCAGCAGGCTGCGAAACCCGGCACCCGTTTTATGAGGTGCAGCGGAAATGTAACCTGACTGATTGCGGCATGGCAAGCGGTTTTTTTGTGTATACATGGGTTAAGCTTCTGACAGTGACACGGATTACACGGCGTACAGGCCGCGAGCGTGACACCACACTTCAAACATTCGTTTCACAATTTCGCGGCAGTAGTAGCCATCAACATCCCTTGTCAGGTCATAGCGATTGCCGTAACGCTGGCGCATCCATCGTTCAAAGGCTTTGTGCATGTTCTGTCCTCTGGCTTTTTGTTTATTCGTTATATTTTCGGCCAGCGGTTTCACTGGCCGGGTTGAATTACTTCACCGGAACAAACGGAACAGCGGTGTTACTGGTCATGTATTGCGGTAGCGTGCCGTTCCATTTGTTAATCGCTTCCAGCTCCATAACGCCGGGATTCTGGCGCAGAGCTTCACCGCGTAAACGAATGGCGTCGGCTTCAGCCTGGGCTTTTGTTCGAATGGCATCAGCCTGTCCGGCAGCTTCTGCGCGCAGCATGTTGGCTTCTGCTTCGCGTTGCTTAACTTCCTGCTCGCGTTGCAGAGTTTTCTGGTTTGCCGTGACTTTGGCATTAATGCTGTCGATAACGGTTGGCGGGTATTCCGGCTTACCCACATAAGAGAGGCTCATTACCTGAATGCCGATAGGTGTCATTTCTGCCTGAATGTCTTTAAGTGCTGAATCCAGCAGTTCAGACTTGCCACCGTCGATAAATTTATCGGTGGTCATTTTGCTGGCCAGTCGGTTGAGTGCGTCGGCGATCTTCTGGCGCAGGTCGGTGTCGGTAATGTCATCCACGCCTTTGCGGTAGGTCTGAAACACAGTGGTAACTTTGGATGGATCAACCTTGTAGGCCACACCGATGTGATAGCCGATGGTTGTGCCGTCACTCATCTGGAAGCTGAACGGCTCATCGTAGGTCTTCATTTGTTTGAAGGTCGGGAAGATGTAAACCTCGGTATTCCAGCCAGTCCAGTAGCGGCCAACGCCAACCACTTCGCCAACGCCTTTGTCGTCGCCCAGCTTGTTGACTTTGATGCCCACATTACCTGGCTCAACGCGATCGCAGCCAACCAGCAGGATGGCGGCAAAAAGCGGGAGAATCTGAAAGGGTTTGAATTTCTTCATTGTTTGATTTCCTTGATGTACTTACTGAAAAGGCGAACAACGCCTGCCGGGTACAGCATGGCAATGAAAATGCCCAGCAATACCAGGAAGGAGCTGTCTGATGAAATCATTCGGGGGAGTAGTCCTGCATACAGAATGAGAGAGACGAGGACGCATACCAGCGCCCACATGTATGCGCGAAACCAGGTCTTTTTGTTCATGTTGATTGCTCTCTTTTGTTATTCAGGAAAAAGTCAAAAACGTTATCGATGCGCATCATGAGTTCGCGCTGCATCGCTTCTGGCGTTTCCGGTTCGCCTGGCGACCCCAGCGTTGCGCAGAAATCAGCGATCTCGTGCTGAATGAGTTCTTTCAGCGTCGGTAAGGAATTCATGTGTGTGCGGCGATGCCTGCGTGTGATTCGCCTTCTGCTCATTTACGATGCTCCTGTACCTGTCGGATAAGATTCACCCGCGCCACGTTGGTGGCGCAGAAATAAGTGCCGTCAGTGAGGTAGATGTGGTGTGCATCCTTTTCCGAACGATGTTTGTCGATAGTGGTAATCAGGCGTTCGTCGACCTCGTATTCGCGCCCTCTGGAGGTAAAGCGAACGACGGGAAAATGCTTAATTGCCATTGCGCCCCCTTTGTCCGGTAACCCTATGCGTTAAATACGGCACGTTGCGCGTCATCAATGAATACAGCTTGAGAGCGTTCTATCAGGCGGAGATTTGTCAGAAGCTCTGACTCTTTTGTGTGGTAAGGCGTTATCAGGTATTTGCCGTGCAGTTCGGCAATAATGGTGTATCGCAGCATCATTGCTGAACCAAGAATATAAATGCAGCGTCCAATGCTGGACGGATTCATGGTTGCAACTGTTGACTGTGTTTTAAGAGTGTCGATTTCTTTGCTCTGTTCCTCAATAACTTTGGCTGCTTCAGAGGTGGCTATTGCGATGGTCAGTGCGTAAAGCGCTGCCATATGTTGATTATCTTTCTGGGCTGCCCTGGACAGCTTGTCTTGCTCTGCTGACACTATTTTTAATGTATTGATAATATTTTTTTCTTTTGCGTTCATTTTATATCTCCGTTATTTACGTGTGCGAATACCTCCGCGAATGCGGATAGTTTTCAGGTTTTCGGGTTTAATCTGGTGTTTTGTTTAATCTGTTATTTGTCAGTGAAAAAGCGTTCAATCTTTTTTACTGAATGAATAATTCGCATAATCCCAATGGCGCAGGCCACCGAAATAATCAGAACAAGCCATGAGATAAATATACTCATGCAATATTCCCCAGTTTATATGGCTCAATATGGTCCCCGTTTTCTGCGGCGCAGACGAGTATGGAAAGCTCGTCGAGCGCGTCCGGGTCGTCAATGTAAAAAGCTGTGTCGTATATACTCTTGATGGCCCTGGTCAATGACTCTCGGGCTGCGAGTTCAGCATGAGTGCCTGATGCGCTTATGCGAAAATGAAAGCGCTCAAGTGCTTTATTGACGAGAGTTTTATATTCTTTATCCATCGCAACGCCCTTTAATCTGCCTTTTGAATTTCAGCTTCTGAATCCATGCAGATAATTTCGATATAGGGTTCATCGCCATTAACCTGACGTGCTTTTTCAGCTTCGCTAATAATTTCGCGCACGGTCTGGTACGGAAGTTCCACAAACAATCGCGTGCCGTTCAGATAAAGGTAAGTAGCCACATCTTTTGCTGCCGGGACTACAGCATCAATAGCCGATGCGCGTAATAACAGTTCACCGCGAAAATCAATAAAACGGATAAATACACCTTGTGCATGCTCTTTGGTCATAAAGCACCTGTTATAAATCAGCCTGTTTAATAAAACTTTGCCCGCGAAGCAGACGATCAACCGTGCGTAGTGCTTCGTATAATGTGAAATCCTGCCCGAACTGATTGTCGCCGCAGCTCAATGCAAAAATGCGGTTTCCGGTAAACGGATTGCGTGGGCATTTGTGAACCACGATTCCAGCTTTCTCAATCAGCCAGGCATGCTCGCCGATTTGTTTTACTGGGTAGCCATCCGGCGTTGCGTGTGTATCACTCAGGCTGTAGCGGATGTTGCTGCGTGATGCACTGGTAGCGAAACGGTTAGCGTGGCGTTCAGCACCATTACGAAAGCGTGAATTACGTTGCTGTTTCATATCAAAACTCCCTGCATCTCATGCAGCAAAATTAAGGAAGCCTAATCCCAAATCTTCCGCCAGCTTCTTGGCTTTATTAAGCCAGTGGTTGCGCCAATCTTTACGCTCAGGAGGAAGCTGTTTCGTTGCGTCATAGACCATTTCGAGCCACTCGTTCCATAGGATGAGAAGGCGGCGTGAACTTCCTTCCTCGCCTAAAACTTCACGCTCAGTGGCCAGAGGGATGAGCCGACGTTCCACCAACTTTCTTACGGCTGATTCGGTCTTGCCCGTGCGGCGGGCAAATTCATCGACGGTGATGGGGTCTGGGATCTTAAACAATGCCCTCAATAGTTCTTCATTCATGTGATAATCTCCCTGTTTGGGGTATAGGTGAGATATTTACCCCATAGTTCAACTCATTGTTTGCATAATGCACTACATATTTGGAGAATGCAATATGATTTTGGAGATTGGTGAAAAACTAAAACTAATGCGTGAAAGTGAGCGCATTACAAGTCGCAATGAGGCTGCGGAGTTAATAGGTATTCCGCATAACGCGCTATGGCGTTATGAGACTGGCGAATCCATACCCAAAGGGGATGTAATGATGAAAATCTTAAATTGCCCGCGGTTCGAAAAATATGCCTTGTGGTTTATGACTGGGAAAATTGCGCCTGAATCCGGGCAGATAGCTCCGGCTCTCGCACACTATGGGCAAGAGCCAACGGATTTACCCCCATCCGAAAGGAAAATTGGTTAACCCTTTATTATTCTTACGTTTTACAAACTGGAAATGTCTTTCCTCGTTTCACCGGAGGGCTTGCCAATGGCAATTAAAGCACTCGATGGTGGACGGTATAAAGTGGATGTTAGACCGCGTGGCCGAAGTGGACGTCGGATTCAGCGGATTTTTAAGAAAAAGGCAGATGCAGTGGCCTTTGAGCGTTATGTTCTCAGCCACATGCACGATAAGGAATGGCTTGAAAAGCCAACAGAGCAACGTCATCTCTCAGATCTGCTTCCGTTATGGTGGGAATTGGGTGGACGCAATAAGCCATATGCTAACGGCGTTCTAACCAGGTTGAAAAAAATCATCAAAGAAATGAATGATCCAAGGGTTAGCCAGATTAATGCTCGTTTCATGGCTGCTTATCGAAGCTCCCGTTTATCTTTGGGAGTAAAAGAGTCTACTGTTCGGCGTGATGAGTCGGATCTCGGAGGAATGTTTACACTCCTGGCAAATGCCGGGGAATTTCACGGAGAAAATCCGCTCCGCGCCCTCCCCTCTTTGAAACGAAAATCACCCGAAATGACGTATCTCACCACGGAAGAAATCGCCAAATTACTGGATGCAGTAAGCGGTGATGCCCGGCGGATTACGCTACTTTGTCTCAGTACTGGTGCGAGATGGGGAGAAGCGAAAAATCTGCGCGCGGAACACATCATCAATAATCGCGTGACGTTTAACAAAACTAAAAACGGAAAAGTTCGAATTATTCCTGTCTCTGATGAAGTTGTTAGTGAGATCAAAACAAAGAAATCCGGCCTTTTATTTGACGTCAATTATGAGGAATATCGCAAGGTGCTTCGCAGTGTTAAGCCAGACCTACCAAAAGGACAGGCTGTACATGTTCTACGCCATACCTTTGCTGCTCACTTTATGATTAATGGAGGAAATATACTTACGCTCCAGCGAATTATGGGGCACGCCACGATCCAGCAAACTATGACCTATGCGCACCTCGCTCCTGATTTCCTCCAGGATGCAATTTCACTTAATCCGTTAAAAGGAGGCATCCACATTTCATCCACATAA